GAACCAATCCAATCTTCGATCTGGTCAGACTTTTCGTCCACTCGCATATTAGACGCCGATACGTTGGCTTGAACTGCATCGTTAGTTGTATTGGTTTTGAATTGCGCTCCTCGCAAAACTTCTCCCACACTCGATATACGATCAATCGCGCGGTACTTATTCTCTTTATCGAATAATTGTGTGAACTGCATAGATGGCGGTACAACAGACCCAATGACATCAGTTATCTTCATCCCTTCAGGAATATTAATTCCTCTAGCTGTTCCATCATCACCATTAAGAACAGCTTCGGCATCTTCTCTTTCTACAAGATTCTTGTTGTAGAATATATTACGTCTGGCCCACCTTCTTGCTCTACGTTCTTCATCAGTTATCTCATTAATAGCATCTTGTTGATCCAAGTAATAAGTAACTTCACCTTTAGTCAGTGGGCCACGCGGACCATCGTAGAAACAAAGTGGGTATAGTGGATAGAATGTATCTAGTTGTAGTGGATCATCCCAAACCCAAATGGGCCAAGTCCAATCTTTACTGTTATACATAAGTACACGGCGGGTAATCTTATCCCATACCATCCACACTTCAGTCATCTTAGCACGTTCAAATGTCTCTTCATCATCGAATCCAAAGTTAGTCATCTTCTCTTTTGATTCGTAGACAGAGAACACATCATCATCATGTGCTTCATCATCTTCGTTTATCTTGGCCTTCATAATATGAGTAGGCTTATAGATAGACTTATACTCTTCACTACCTTTTTTCTTCTCAGCATATCTAGCTAGAATGAAAGTAGTTGGTAGGTAATCCCGTATCATTATCCAATTAGCGTCAGATATATCTAACTCTTTACTATTAGGATCTACTGCTACATCAAATGGCGAACGGACTTTAACAGTCGGACCTGCTGGTTGAAGAATGTCGATTCCCTTTTCAAGAGCATCAATCTTTCCTTCAATCTCAGTAATCTGTTGAGGCTTCTTAGCTTTCTGCAAATCTTTTGCTAGTTGCTCTAAGTCCTCTAGTGCTTGATCACTACTGTCTTGTTTATGTACCCAATTCAATTCAAGCCATGAACGGTTAGTTAGTAGAGTAGTAACTACACAACGCTTTGCTTTAGGCTTTAGATTGATTCCTGGAGTCGCTCGTCTTGTTCCGATTACATTAACTAATCGTTCAAGTATAGTTGCGAATCTTTTGTTGGATTCTGTAGCACTCGTGAATTCTGCATTTGGGTTCCTAGCATACAAAGCTGGAACCATAGTAGTAATGTTACTGAATACTACGTTCTCTGTTTCGGTTATGTTATTGTTAAGTCTTTGATTTCCAATAAGATTACCGGCTGCATGTTCAGTTGGAAGTCGATGCTTGGTCTGATCATTATCGAAATATCTAATGGCTTCTTCCCAAGTATCAGCTACTTCATCAGATACTTTTCGCCATTGAGCGAGTCGTGATTTCCACAACTTACCATTGGCTTTAGACACAGGAATCTTGCTATCGCCTACTACTTGGTAAGTAGGTTGACGCTTACGACGAGTAGGTTTCTTATCGAGTGATTGGTCGATATTAGTTTCTACGTCTGTCGGGATTTGATCTTCATCAGCCATTCTATCGTCCTTTCGGTGGACTGAGTAATCTGCTAATTAGTGCCTCAAGAATTTCTGGATCATTCTCTTTTCTTGCAGTTTCAGCCCCACGGGCTAGCTCAGTACGGAATTTGTGTAACATTCTTTTAGAGTTATACAACTGTTTGTTGACTGCTGGATCGTCTATTCCTTTAGGAAGCACTAACCCTTTTTCAACATTAGCTAAGTAATCAAAAGCCTGTTTAGCAAGAGCATCAACCTTTTTGGCTTTAATACTATCTTCGGCAAAGCTCATGGCAACTTCGCGTTCAAGATTAGGAGACAATTGTGGATGAGCAGGGTCATCAATAATAGCTCTAATTCTGTCAGCTTCTTTTTGTGTTTCATCTCCAAATACATCAAGCATAGCTTCTTGCGCTTTTGGGTCGTCCATCGTTAATTCTTCGGAGCTTATATGGGATCTACTAACTGAATCTTCTGGAGACAATCCTTCCATATCAACTGGACCGGCACCTTTTGCGCGTCCCGGTGGAAGTTGTTGTGCTGTTCTTGTGCCTTCATCATACGGCTTAGTAGATTCGTATTCAGCAAGAGCGCCTTCACGATCTCTTACACGGGTATCAGGAGTAGCCTTTCTTACTTTTGCTGTCCCTACTGGACCAGCAGTTTCGCCAAATACATTCGGACCCTCATCAGTAAGTTTTGGATTACCAACGGCAGTTCCTGTTTCTGCCAATGTTTTATCAGCTTGTCGAATTCTAGATTCAAGTCCTTTTACGTGTTCTTCTTTTAACAATCCTCCGGGAATTGTTTTATATTTCCATTCTTGTGCGGCTTCATCCCATTTCCCTTTGCCTCTTCGGGAAGGCCATTGACCAGATTCAAGGGTTTCCTCATTAATATCTCTTAATCTTTTTACTTGTGTATGGCCTTTAGGTCTTGGAGTAGTAGTTCCTATTTCTTCTGCTATATCAATTAAAGATGGCGTTGTTCCTTTAGCCACTTTTGCAAGCTCTGGATCTTTTGCCGCTCTTTCAAGAAGCTCTAGCATAAAGTCTGGTTGAGCCTTCTCTACTACATCTTCCCCGAAATAGTGTAAATCTGGTCCGGGACCAGTTGGGTCTTTTCCTGTTAAGGCACGTTCTTCGGCTATTGCAGTGTCTAAATTTCTTTTCTGTATTGCTTGCCGATTAGTAATAGCTTTTTGTGCTGGTGATTGTTCGTCACTTAGTCCTGACATTATTTTTTGTATTGCGTTTAGTAATTGTTTCCCACTAGCCATATCTTAAATTCCTTGTGGCTTCTGGCAGATCGCGTTCTCCCCACTTACGCCAGCCAAGTTCCTTATCTTCTTGTGGAACAATCAACTTAGATACATTAGGCCGATGCGATAGCATATACTTAATAGTATCCATCGCGTGGTCATCCTTATCTATTGGAACGTCGAGTATATCTCCACGCGGATCACGTTTCCAGTAATAAGAAGTGAATTCGTTAATGACAAATTCCAGACGGTCACTGAAGTATATGTACGGTGAGTTGTAAACTCCGGTAACAGGGTTCTGGTGATTTCTCTGTGGGATCAGGTATTGAGATACTTTAACTATACCATTCGCAATATCGTTGTTGCCCCTAGTGCAGTAGATTCCATCATCACGAAACATGTCGGCTATTGATCTTCCGACTGTTCCCTTGTTGATCCCTTTACGTCTAAAGATGTCTGGATCTGAGTACATATGGTTGTCGGATGGAATCTTATAATAGCTGCGGCACTCGGTAATCTTGTTTGTTTGTATCTCTAGTGGCGTTTCTTTTTCGTAACCACCATCCAACAGAAATACATTACCAAACATATCAACGAAACCGCATATATAACAGTACGGCACAGCAAGTCCGTAATCGTAACCTTCAAGGTGAGTTATCTCCGAGCCTTGGGTTATTAGCTTGTTATAATAGTTTATTATACTCTCATGGGACATAACGTGGACTGATTCATCGAATGAAGGATAAACTAGTCCTTCGTAACTCGCCCATTGTCCTAACAAGAATCTATCACGCATTTGTCCGTGATAAGATGCTTCTAGTGTCTGAATGAAGTCAGCTTCTAGATTCTCTTTGTTCTCATAAGTACTTCCTTCATACAATCCGATAATGGGAGTAGGAAGGCTATCCTCATTTATTAATGCTTTGCCTGTTTCGTCTGATTCACACATCAGCTTGTCATTAACAATCCCACGATCTAAATCGTGTAGAGGTTTAACTAATTCTCTGTATACCCAATTACGTGTTGGGTTACAGGTAATCAACATCCAACGAGGACCAGTTTTAGGCATCGTTGGGTCAGTGCCTTCGTAATTCGCCATGCCACGTAATCGTCCTAGTAAGTCTAGGAGATCTTTGTGTACAATTTCTGGATCTTCGATTTGATCCACAACGACAAAGTCATAAGTTGCTGATAACAAGTTACTTGTCGTCGCCTCATTAGCACCCTTCCCCTGCTGTGCGATATATCGAAAGTTGATCGTTGATCCGTTTTTGAGGGTGCAGGTGTTCGATCCATTAGCACTCTTAGGGAATGATTTAATCCAATCTTCTGGACACCACTTCAGAAATTCTTTTCTAAGTGTATCGTTCAACTTTGGATAAGTTGATCTCGCCATAAGCGCGTTGCAACCGGGATAGTCCTTGGCAAGTTCTATCGCCTTAATACAAACATTGGCAGTTTTGCCATTAGCAAATCCTCCACCATACAATTGTATTTTGTCGCGGGACTTTTGAAATCTATCTTGTAGACTTCCTTCGAATAGTCTGAATGTGGGCATTAGCCTTATTCAATTCTTGCCCAATCCGTATTCGCAAGTGCAGTTGTACTAGTAACATCAGTACGTTGTGCAATCCACACTTCATCATTAGTAGTGTCAGTTCCCTTCTGCCCTACGAAAGTAGGAACAGTTGTTCCGTATAAAGCACTGGCTGTAACACTTGGGCGACTAAATTCTCTTTCTGGTCCAGCACCAGTTTCGCCGCCACCGTTACCACTTACTTCTGTTACTGTAGCCATTACATAACTCCTTCAGGTGTTACATCTATTGTTGGGATATCTTGTTCTTCTTTCTTGACATACTCGATCCGCAGCCCGCCTTCAACTTTATGACGATGCTCAACGATATCAGCAGGACGATGACCGGCACGATCAAGAATATTATTAGCAGCGGATAAACGTGTTCCAATGCCCATCTCAGGATCTTTAACAGTATCAATAAATAATTGAGCAGATGTCTTAGAGTTTAATACAAACAAGTCTCTGACTTCTGCTGCATCAGAGTGAATGATAGATTGAACTAGATTTCGCTGCAACTCATTATACACATCATTCATCTTTATATTATGTACTTGGTCCCCACTAAGGCTAAGTACGCTCCCAATATCTTTATCAGACAATCCGAATACTGTGTAAGCCATAACAAGACTTAGAGTATTCATTTGTTCTGGTGGGAGGGGCAAGTCTGCTATTCGTTTTCTAGCAGCGACAATATCCCGTTGAATTTCCCTAGTGTTGGGAACTTCAACGAGAATATCATCTTTTAGTATCTTACCGTCTAACGGATTTATCTTAGTACCGTCAGCAAGAACTAGTGGTTCTGTACCAATAGGTAGAGGCATTAACCGCCAACTGCGCCCATGTAACGCTTCATTAAGGCATCAGCGTTAGCTCCTGAACCCGCAGCACCAACTGGACCAGTTGCTGGATTCATAGATGGTGGCACACTTTGGAATATCATCTGCATTAGTTGTTTTAGCATTGGTGAATCTGCTCCAATTAATGGCGCTTTATTAACTGGAACAGTAGGACGGACACTTCCTGCTCCGGGAGCAGGGCGAGTAGTTTGTTGATCCCCTCCTTGCACGACATTTTCCATGTATTCAGCTTCATTCATGGGACGCCGTTCTCCACGCAAATCACCAGCATCATCACCAGTAGGAGGAACAGTATTTGGTCCAGCTTCTTCTGTAGGTCTAGGGGCATAAGTTCCAGCTTCAGACGGAGCCATAGCCGTATCAACATCTCTTCCCATTAATTCAGATAACCAGTCCACAAGGCGACTACCCGGATTATCTGCTGGTAAATCTAAATTAGGAGCTTGTCCACTAAGATAAGTACCTACACCTTGTAGTCCCTTATTATATGCCGCTGCATCTTTAGGAGACATTGTTGCAGTGATATCAGGCGCACTAGTATCTGTTACACTTTTAATAAGCGCCTGTGGATCTGCTGTAACTAATTGGTCAATAGGGTTTGGGCTGTTTGGGTCTGTATAAGGAAAGTCTTGCTGTGGCGGTGCTGGTTTACGTGGAGGTGTTACACCAGCAAGAGGAGATATATTATCAGACGCATCCATAGGATCTAGATTATCATACATTCCGGGAATGTTAGCTAATACTTCCCCCATTCCACCAGCTTCTTGATCTATATCTTCTTCAAGAGTGCCAGCTTGAATACCAAGTGCTGGTTTTGGTGCGCCACCACCTATTTGTATTGATCTTGGCATAAAAGTTCCACCGCCACTTCTTCCAGTAGCTAGTGCAGTTGGATCATGTGGGAGAGCAGAGTCCCAATGCTGCATCTCCTCTGCCCCCATATATGCTGGAGGGATTCTTGAACCGGGAGTATAAGATGTACCAAGAAAATTAGATATGGCTTGACTCATTCCTGGGGCCATATCTCCACTTCGGGGATCAGGGGCGACATTTCCTTGTTCGTCCCTGT